TGGTGCCATTCCGATGATGATTTAAATTGCGAAGAAACTGCTTACGAATTTTATCGCGAATGCATCTACAAAGACATTGAAGTGTATGTATATTACGATATGCCGCTTGATGCAAAATACGAAGATTTTATAAAACTTGATGAAAAAACTCTACAACAATACATAAATAGAATAGTCATCAATGATGGCGCGATCGAATGGCCCAGACCCGATGAATTAGAACCCTACAGTGACGAATTTTACACCACTTTGTGGGCAGCTCAAAAACTCACTGGGATTGAAGCAACTGAAGAAGGTTGAATTAACAAAAGGATAAAATTATGAAAATCAGCAAAGAAAAATTAGCAGTCTTAGAAGCACATGCCAAAGCGATAGAAAAGGCAGCAAAAGCATCAGAAGGTGAAGTATTAATAAGATATAACTTTTCAACAATCTCAACAAAAGGATAAAATCATGACTAAACTAGAAATTTTAAGAGAAAAAGCATCCAAAGCCTATAAAAACTGGGAAAAATTAAACGCAATAGCAGACTTAATCGAACACAAAACCCTGAAAGCCTCGGAACCCTGGAGAGAAGCAGTAGCAGACTCAGAATACGCATGGAATGAAGTATCAAAAGCAGAAGCAGAAGTAGCAGCAGAGGCAGAAGCAAAAGAAAAAGAAAAAAGGAAAACAAAAATGAAAGCAAAAATGAAAGCCGCGGACAGATTAGCCCGAAAATCATCAGAATTAGCAATAGAATTAGCGGCAGCCAAAGAAAAAGCAGACGTATTCCTAAAAGCTCGAACCGCCCCATAACTGAAAGCCCCTTTTGAGGGGCTTCTTTTTATTTACGTTTATTTTCTTTTCTTGCCACGATCTTTAGGTTTGTGATTTTTACCTTTCATAGTAGTTCCTCATGTTGTTGAAATAGTAGCTCATGGCTTCGCGAGAGTCAAGCAATGAAGTACAGAATCCCTATGATAGACACACAGCAGCCGATCATACAGATGCCTCCTAACATTTCTAAACACATTTCTTTCATGGCTTCTCCCTCCACCAATCTTCTATAATCGCACATCCTGTCGAGAACAGAGCACCTATACAAAGGGGGCCTATAGTTGCCTCCGCCCCTCGAGAAACACTAGTAGAAAAAGACAGACCTACACACATACCAGTTATGGCGCCAACCACTTCTCCTATTATAAAAACAGAAATCCACACAATCGCTATCCAAATAAATTTATTTTTCATTTCCTCTCCATTATTAGTTCAATCGTCATCTTAATAACAATATAAAAATATAAAATAACAAGGTAAATCATTAACAACACCCAGCAAATGAATAAGAGTGCTCCCAGGGTTAAAGATAGTATAAATAACATGTGTCCTAAAATTCCCATCATATTTTCCTTATTTAATATAATCGTCGTGAAAAGGGTCTTCATCATCATCATCTAAAATCAATTTTATGAATTCAAAGGGTAAATGGCGAAGCTTATATAAAATCAAAATTACCACGATGATCGCATACCCACACAAAATCACCACCCCAATCCCTATTATAAATTTTCCTATATCGTATATTATTTCCATCATCGTGTGAGCCTCATATCTTCAGCACGATGATAAGAATCAAGCATCCATTCTTCATCAACATAATGCGAAGCCGTTTCATCAACCGACATTTCTTCTTTGAGTTGTTTAAAAACATCCATCAGATATTCTTCAACTTCAACAATCACATCTCCATACAGTGTTAATAAAAAATCTTCTTTATTTAATTCATTATGCGGATAAAGAATCATTTTTCCTAAACTTGTAGAAAGAGGTTCTCTAAATTCCATGCCTAGTTCTCGTAGCAATTCTGGATTATCTAAAATTAAATGAGCAGCGAGTTCGAGCGTATCAAAATTATCTATGTCTGCCCAATCCTCAATCTTTCTATCTTGCATCCATTTCTCTAGAGTATTTTTAACGTTTTGAGTATTAAGTATCATCTGTATTCTCCCTGTCAGCTACAATTATAGCTTCATGCATGCAAACTTCTACCGCGTTAGTAAGCGACGAAGTAAGATATTGATTTCCCTCCCCCTTAAGCCATAATTGATAAGAAGCGGCTATTACTCCTTTAGAAAACGCGTCTAAATATTTCCAATTCTCTTTATTCATTTTCATTCTCCTTTTTTTGAGCATATTTACACAATTCTATCCAACATTGGCGGTGTAGTTTACTCATCTTTTCAAAATAAAAAGTTTTATATTCTTCTTTAATATAGGTGGTAATCTCCGTTCTAAGAACATGATCACATCTTATCAGTTCTTCTGGCGAAGGAACTTCGTGCGTGTCATTCCAGATGTCTAAGGTAGCTTTTGCGCTGGTCGCATCATTCCTATAATTATTTCCATCGGAAAAATAATTATTTAACAATTTTTCAATATCAAATTTCTCATTCATTTCCTTTCTCCTTCAACTTCACTTCTCATCACGATAAGATCTTGATCTTTCTTATCAATATATTCTTTAAAATGTTTAAGCATTATTCGAAATTTATCAATCTCTTTAACAATGCCACTATTTTCTATATTCCTTTGAATTTCATTTAGATCCATCATGGGCTTCGCCCTCCTTTTTATTAACATATATCCAGTATAGACCACGGGAGTTAATTTACTAGCGGCTGGCTATCGCCGTCAGATGCTGTAAGAGATATCTCAAATGTTTGTATCAAATCCCACAAGTTCTCTTCAATTTTATTATGTTCCGACTTTAGAATCTGGAAGTCATCTTTAAAGTGAATATTTTTTTCAAAAGAAAGAAGAAGTAAAGAGTGAAATAAATCTCCAAAAGCACGCATGCCTACGGCAAAATCCCTACGCGCTTGTCTAAATATTTCAGAATTTTTATTCATTATCTTTCCTCTTATTTTCATAGTGTTCAATAATAGCTCGCACTTCCCCATTAAGAAGGTTAAATAATTCTCGCCTGGTAGTTAAGTAACCTTGATTCACGAAAAGGGAAAGCTCGTTTAAGATATCCAATTCCTTAAACAGAATATAATACTGACTAGAAGCTTCCTCAAATCGATGACGGACTGGGCTAACAGTTTCTTCATTCATTATCTTTCCTCTTATTTTCAATCCCATGCACAAACTTATCAAACTTATCTACCAGTTGGCCACTTAAATCGTTGAGTTCTAGCAAGTCTCCTTCTTCCACGCCCATCCTTTTCTCTAGTAACACAGATATCTCATAAGTCAAATTATCTAAATCCACTATTTTTTTGTCAATAAGCATGGTATCCCTCCTATTTAATAGTTCCAATTTATCCCATTCTATTTTTAAATTAGTCATCATCCTTTACCTCTGGTTTATTTAAATTTAATCTTTCTATTTCATTTATTAAGCGCTTTTCTTTAAAGTCCCTTAAAATGGATGCACTTTGAAACCCTTTTAAAAAGAGTAATTCAAAATCTGTGTCCAAGGCTCTTGCATATCCTTTCATATATATTTCTTGTTCGTGGTCAGTCATGTTCGTTCCTCACCTCGTGGTCTTTCTTCTCTATCAAGTCAGTTACTATAGAATATACATGCATGATTCTAAGCCCAATATTCGCATCTTGTATTTTAATTCCCGCGTCCATCGCACCCTGCAGATAGCCAGCTAAATATTTTTCTGTTTCGCTTTCAGTCATCTTTGTTCTCCTTTTCAAATTCCGCCATCATTTTAGTGCAGTGGTTATTTACAAATTCTCGGATATCCATGTGTGGGTCCTCTAGCCCCTCGAGAAATTTCATAGATACCAAAATTCCATCTCTAAATGCTATTTTATATACATACTCGTCTCTTTTAGTCATTTACATCTCCTCTTTTAGAATCTGTTAATCTATAAGCCAACATACTTATATCCGATGTTAAATAAAAATCATTTAGAACCGCTTCCGTTTGTGCTTTAGCGTGATTAAATGCGTCCTCGGCTCCCTGTTCGTATCCATCCCAGTAACTTTTTTCGGAATAATATTTTTTATCAGTCATCTTGCGTCCTCCTTTCTATTCCCTCTAATTCCTCTATGTTCTCTTGGCATTTTTTATCGACCCATATATTTATATTTTTTACGTTGCAGTCGGCTTCCAGAAATTCTATGATTCCATCTTTAAATCCTCTTTTATATAACATTTTTTCGTAATCAATCATCTTGGTTCTCCTCATATTTTTTTATTCTTTTTTCTTCTTGGTTTCTTAACCTGAGGGCTTCTGGAATAGGAAAAAAATCCTCTCCCTCCCTTATATTACAACAACAACCGTAAGCATCTAAAGCGCCTTGCATATATCCGTCTAAATAATCTTCTTTGTGAGTCATAGTCCTTTCCCCTCTAGCATTTTAATACCTTCTTCAGATTTTTCTTCTGAAAATTTAACTAAATTGGGCGCCCGTTCCGCGACGCCGCGTACCTCGTATAATCTAACAAGGGCATCCTTAAAGCCTATCTTATAAATACATTTTTCGTTCTCAGTCATGGGCTGCGCCCTCCTCAATTAATTAAACACCCTCAAAGTATAGCCAAACAAAACAGAAATAATATAAGCCAAATCCTATACATTCTGTAAGAGATCTCTTAAAATGGGGGATGAAAAACCACAAAAAATGGTACCTCATCGACAAAGAGGGGTACTTAATCCTTTCCACCACCAAGAAGCCTTTAAAAGACGGATTTGAGCGTGCATGGCAGATAGATATTCCCTTTGCTGTCTGGGACACCTATGCGAAGAGTAAATTAGTCGATGAGCTGCATGATGCGATTAGAGAAGGAAAAACAGAAGGAATGCTAGATTTCTCGATAGGACAGAGATTTCATTTTATTTGGTATCGGCCAGTTTTAACGGGTCGGAAGGCTCCCCCTAAAATAGGAAAGAAAAAAGGCGACGAATAAATGATTTTGGATGTTTAGGGGAAGAAAGAGAATAATAAAGGCAGCTTTCTCTTAACAGATCGTGTTTCCATTGCCTACACCCTTCTTCATATCTACGCAGTTCTTCTATTTGATTATATTCGTGCATTATGTCTCCAAAAAAATGGCGCCCGTGGAGGACGCCGAGTCAGGATAAGTCATATGAAAAAATGAATGTTAGCCTGTAAGTTTATCAAACCATTTTCTTGATGTCAAGCAAAAGGACCAATTCTATGGGCCAACTAAATCTTAAGTACCCCACTCAACAATTAGCCAACTAACCATAGATTCAGTCCCTCCCCATTATACCACACGTTTAGGCTGTAGTTAGATTAGAGCCCAAAAATACTCTGCCCATCTTCGGCCCAATGGGCAAAAAGGTCAAGAAAAGTATCACCGGGATACTATTAGAGTATATAGGGTATTACCCCCTACTCTATCTGAGGAAAGATTGTTTGCAATTGCATAAAATAGTTTGCAGTTAGAAGTAACTGCAAAAAAGCTACGGGTGGAAAAAGGCTAATTTGGGGAGCGGAAGAAGCGGAAAAGGGGGTCATTTTGAAGCGGAAGGGGCGGAAAGCTGCTATAATAAACCATGCGCAAAAAAAGAACAATTGACCCAAACTGGGTGCAACGGAAAAACCATGTCATTCATCGGTATATGAAGATAGATAAGTGCACGGGTGAAATTCTGATGGTGAAAGGAACGCATGGGCCCTATAAGAATATTCCCATCACAGGATAGGTGGCCCCTGAGGGCGGCATTATTACATAATGCTTATGATACGACCGTATTCGCGTCACGCTTATCTCAGGATTTACCCACCACTTTCAATAAAACATCTACGAGACGTAGAATGTCACAGACAATCTCATTCTATCCTAAACTTAAAACGATAGTCAAGATGAATCGGTTATCAGTCGGAGACAATTTGTCACCATCAAGAAAAGCTTAATTGCATAGTAATACCAATCTTAACCCTATTTTTAACAAAAAATGTCAAAAAAGCCTCTTAAATAGGGATTGAAACCCATTTAACTCTCAGGAAGAAAGAGGGAGTATCAAGGGTAGAGGGATTTGAACCCCCGACATCCTCCTCGCGAAGGCGCGCTACCAGACTGCGCCATACCCTTTAATACGTCGACTAGCTGACATCAGCACTCCTACTCAAAATATCGTCATACTTATATAAAAGGACTGATTTCAGACATTCTTTAGGATAACCTACAAATCAAAACCCAGTCAAGAAAATAAACCAGAAAGGGCCTCATATTTACCCTCAAAATCAAAACCCGATCAAGAAAGTAAGAGGAAGAAAGAGGGAGTCGAACCCTCGATAGAAACTCTAAATGCAGCTGCTGAGTTCTATTACCCGTATCGGGCGCTTTAAACCTCTCGGCCATTTCTCCCATACGAAGGATAGCAGACAAATAAAATTTAACCCAGAATTTTCTTCTCTTACCTGTTAACCTTTCTTCGGCTGTTCTCTTATTCTTCAATCAAACTAAATATTTCTCTTTTAGATATATTAGACTAGATAGAACAGGACACTTAAATTTGAACATCAGGACACTTAATTTAAAAGCAGGTACTTTGAAGGCTCCATCAAGACACTTAATTAACGAGCGAATCGAGTTATCCACAGGTTGTACACAGAGTTATCCACAAGGGGTTGCGTAAAATATGAGGGTGTGCCTATTTTTGAGTGAGGATTGGTTAAACTTTGAGCGACAGAATGGAGCTCACGGAGTTGGAGTGTGAAACGAGGGTTAGCTCACGAGACTGGGTATTTACCATCGGCTTTAGCTTTCGCCTCTTCCATGCTGAACCCTTGAGTTTGAAGCTGTTGGTAATAATAAAGGCGATCGTCGTAATATTTTTCGGTATAAGCGGTGCGGCGAGTTTCGCGGGATTGCTTAAGAGAAACGTTGTTGGTCACATTCTGTACAATAGAACGCAGGCGTGCCACATTAGCTTGGCCGGTGACGCGTTGTTGTTGGGTCATAGGCGCTTGCGCTTCTTGCTTGGCTTTCTTGGCGATACTTTTGCGTTTGTAGTGTTGGCTCATATTGAGCTTTAATTGACTAATATCCAAATGATGGAATAGGGAGGGAAAGAGGATGAGCTTATGGATGGTTAAATAATTGCCAAACTTCTTGAGTCTGCGCCATTCAATCTTAAGATAGCCACAGATTTGAAGGTCCATAAGCGCTCTGTAAATGCGTTTAACGTGCACCCCAATCTTCTTGTTAATGAACCCCAGCTGAATACCCATGATAGACCCATCCTTTTGCGGAGAGCCCACCTGTAGGGTGTCTAAATCGGTGTAGGAGAGGATAACTTGAAGGGCGCTAGAGATGGCTTCACGGCGTTCTGAGCGTTGCTGAGAGTCTTGACCATTGGCAAAGCGTAGTTTGGTTAAGAATTTACCAGGAAGATGATAGAAGTCCATGAGCCGGTCTTGAGCAATTTTAAGGATATTAGGGCGATTACTCTTTTTTTCCTCAAAAAAGCACGGATTAGTCGGGCTATGCCCGCAGTTGTTGCCGGTTGCATTTTCCATCTCTCAAGGGTGGGGGTTTTAGCAACCTTTGTCAAGGCCCTTTCGCCTAAAAAGAAGATGGGCACTTTTCCCAATGTAAGCTATCTCTTACAGGAATTAGGTCTTTTCTCCTACAAAGTAGGTTTTCGCTTACAAAACGTGCTTCGCATATCTTATCCAAGATAACTTGAATATCCAAGATAAGTTGGATATACTTATTTGTGAATCGGAAATATTTTTTAACATGGGTGTTTTCGATTCGCGACTTCTTAAATTGTGTATGGAAGTCACCGGACTGGGATGAATTTAATAACATTAATAGTTTCCTCTATTATGGAAGTTCATTCCGGTCCACTAATAAAGGAAAAAGTTATGGATTTAATTTTTGTAATTTTAATTATGTGGTTAGGTATTCAAGTTCATTGGATACGTAAAGACATAAGAGCGTTGAAGGATAGATTGGGAATTAAGGAAATAAAATGACTAAGAAAGAACTAAAATGCCCGTGCTGCGGATCCCCGAGATCCCTTTCGTTGCCTAATATAGATTGGGACGGCTATGTGGCCACACAAATATGTTGTGACCACTGTCAGTTTTATATCAGGATGGGATTTCCATTGGATATGCCTAAAGAGACTAAAAGAAAATATGATCAATATTTAATTAAAATGTGGAAGGAATCTCCAAAAGCTATTGACCATAAATCAACGGACTTAACATGAGCAGATACCCCTATACAATTTTCGAGATAGAGAGATTTTCTAACACGGGTAAACGTAAGACCTGTCCTTCTTGTGGAAACTTTGCATATTTTAAAAACGACGAAGAGTATTTGTATTTAGGATGTTTTGAATGTAAATTGCAAGTCAAACTGATGAAATCCCAGTATTCAGTTCACCTTGACGAAATAACACTACCCCTGCTAAGAGAAGCGTGGAATAGAACTACATTTGAAGGAAATTTATAATGACTAACAAAGAACTAAAATGTCCCTGCTGCCAGACCACGAAAACCCCTGACCAATATCCTATAGATTGGTCTGAGTATCTAGCCACGGAAATATGTTGTGACCAGTGTAAATTTTGTATAAGAATAGGATTTCCCTTGGATATACATAACGAGACTAAAAGAAAATATGATGGATATTTAATTAAAATGTGGTATGACTTTCCTACATCCATTAAAGAAAAAAGGGAAATCAAAAATGACTAACCTAATACTAAACTTTCTAATATTATGCATCGTGGTTATATTAACCGGATTTTCTTTAGGGTTAAAACAAACCATACAGAAAGACGAACGTCATACAAAATTAATGTTAGATTATTTTGATAAAAAGATAATAGAGATTGAAAAGAAAATTAAGGAGATTGAAAATGACTGATTTAGATTTTAAAGAACTGAAAGATTTACTTTGTAAGTGGTGGGATGAACTCCCCAGAAAAAAAGAAAATCCTATAGTGACAGAACTTAAAGAGATAAAAATTAAACTGCAAGAAATTCGAAAAGAGGGAAAGGACGATTGTGAGACCTTTAAGAGATATAGAACAACATTTGAGAATTACTACGCGGTTTTTGTGCAGATATTTCAAAAAGCTGAGGCGAGATCAGAAATCGAAAAAAATTCTAATTATATTTGTCGTCTTCTGAAAGTCATAGTGGATAATCGTATGTATACGATCTTTGTAAATCGCGCATTATTTTGTCTCCTAGAGCATCTGAAGAACCTAATAGAGGCTATAGAAAATGACTAAACTAAAACGATGTCCAGAGTGTGGTGCCCCTCCTGAAGAAGTCTGTCCGTCTTGGGGTATCTATACAGACTATGCCTTTAATCAAATTATGGGATTCATTACCCCGCAAGGATAAAAATGAGTGATTGTCTACTCTACAAAACAAATCGAAAGAAAAGATCACTTACGAATGATAATGAAAGGGTTGTTAAACGCTAAATTTACGATAACGGAGATATTAGAGATGTATGAAGAAATAGAGCTTGAACGAAAAAAACCAGACCTTATAGAAATTGGAAGAGTATAATGAATGATAAAATTGAATGCCCTTGGTGCGGAATTTTCGGAAGCCCCCGGGACTATTTAAAGCCTATTTGTGGTTTAAAAGGAAAACGGGAATGGGCCGTGACCTGCGAGAATTGTGGGGCTGCATTCATCCTATCCTTTAAGGAGGAAGAGAAAGAAAATGGAAGATAAAAAATTAAGGTGCCTTATCTGTGGAACTCCTTCGGACTCTCCTCATATAGTAAAAGACACTAAATATCTTCAGAGTTACAATGTCTCTTCTTATTGTAATGGTTGTTTGAGATCACTTCAGATACGATTTGAATTACCTAAAGGCGCTTACTTTAGCGATGAAGAAATATGGGATATTTTTAAAGAATTTCACCAACTTATTTCAAAGAAAGATATAAAAAATAGGATGTTTAAAAAAGAAAAAGGGGACCTAATAAAGTCCAGAGAAGAAGTCCAAGAACAAGTGGATTTGTACAATAAATTAATTTTAAAATTGGAGAAAAAAAATGAACAAAATACTAATGAGAATTGACCCAAAAGATAATACGCATAATGCCAGTATGCTACTTTTAAATGAGTTGGTTAGAAAAATACTAAATTCAAATGCAGACTTTTCTCAAATCGATATTGAAGTAAATTTCACAGATGGGAAGAAAGATGAAGTTTAATATAAAAATTGACCGACACAAAGAAAAAGAACGCATCAGCAAGAATCTAAAGCGTTTAATGAAGAGATATGATTTAAGTCCCTTGGATATTTCTGAGGCCATCCATGTTTCCCGATCAGCAGTTTATATTTGGTTAAAGGCAGAAAATTTAATTGCATCAAAATATACGTGGAAACTGCTCAAGTATTTCAAAAGGAAAGGGGAATATGATCTTGAGATTACAGAGTTTGTTAGTAGGCACTAAAAAAGGAGGCGTCGATCGTGTCCGGCGCCACTAATTTGGAGAGAAATGATGAGCACGATTAAAGTAGGGGCATCTTCTGAATTTAAAAATGGAGATGTAGTAGAAATAAAATATAATGAAGAAACTCACTTAATAGTATGGGGAAACCAGGATGATACCGATCTTTCTGAAAATATTTATCATATGCGGCCTGGTGATACCTCTATTAGAAACTTTCTTCTCATATTAGAAAAGATAGGGATTGTAGAATTTTATGGTCCAAGTGAATGGCATACATAAAGGAGAAACCATGAAAGATAAACCTATAGTAAAAGAATTCAATTCAGAAGAGTTAAGTGACGGTGAGCAACTAGAAGAATTTTTGTCGGATGTGCGACGTTGTATCCTAAATTATTTAACCGAGCCACGGTATAGACAATATAAAATTAATGTTACTTTTAAGCCTTTCACCAAAGATACTTTGTGGGAACTTTATTTACAAGATAAGGTGGAGATTAAACCATGAACATTATATTAACAGCAGTCCATTTATCAATTTTCCAGATAATGGTTTTTTTAATTAAATTATCGATAGCAGCTCTGCTAGCCGGCATCATAACCGTGATTCCTGTTTTGATTATAGTTTTTCTAATTACAATTATTGGGGGAAGGTTTAGATGATAGGGAATATATTAATAATTTTTGGGTGTTTAGTTTTTTTATATGCTGTGTCTCTTCACATGAAAACATACAAATTATCAGCCGCTGATAAAGACTTTCTAATAAAGTATATTCATTTACATAAATGGTCAATCAGATATTTAATCATCGGAGGGTTGATGCAGCTGTTAGGATTGCTTTTAGGGATTGTTTTGTAATGAGAGATAGCTTACAAATCTTGTCACAAAAGGCTGATTGAAAAGCCTGATTAAAGGACTAAACTAAAGGTACAAACATTAAAAAGGAAAAGATTATGCAAAACTTTCATGAATTTAGAAGACATGGGATCGGTGGATCAGATATGGCAGCCATTGTGGGATGCTCTCCCGGGGGGTGGACATCGGCTCTTGATATTTATAAAAGAATTGTCGAGCCTGAAAATTATGTACCGCAACCTCAAAATGAAAGTATGTCCTGGGGGAAAAGGAAAGAACCGATAATTTTAGATCATTATGAAGCAGTTAATAACTTAGAGCTTGATAGAAATGTACAGGTCATTCATCCTCATTATGAATTCCTGAGAGGTAATTTAGATGCCCAATCTACCGATAAAAAAATAACTGTAGAAGCTAAAAGTGCCAAAAAAAACCATACATGGGGAGAAATCGGAAGTTGTCAGGTTCCTCCTCAGTACCTATGTCAAATAGTTCATTATGCCTATATTACTAACCCAGACAAAGTGGATATAGCGGTGTTATTTACTAATGATGATTTTGCACTCTTTACTTATCACAGAAATGAAAAAATGGAAAAGCTTTTAATGGAGCGTGCAATAAGGTTTTGGGAAAAACACATCATTCCTAAAAAGCCCCCTCTTCCTACAAGCTCAAAAGATATTGAAAATTATATCCGCGTTAAACCTCAATCAACTGTGGTGGTGGATGAAAAGACACATAAACTTTATGAAGAACTACGAGAAATTAAACATCATGAACGGCGTATAAAAGACATCAAAGAGAATTTAAAAATGTACATGGGCGAAAATGAAGTGCTTGTCGATCAGAATGAAAATGTGTTAGCTTCTTATAAGGAAGGTAAAATGAAACGCATAGATTCTGAGTATCTTAAGAAAGAAGGCATTTATGATCAGTTTTCGAAAGAAGTTAAGTTTAGGAGGTTGTTAATAAAATGAATAAAATAGAGAAGCTAAAAGAAGAAATCAAAGAATTAAAAGAAAGTTTACATTATGTAAAGACGCATTCTCAAGTAATTAGTAATATAGTAACTGTAGATTTAGAGCCAAAAATACACGAGTTGAAAGAAATTATAAAAGTAATGATAAATGCTATAGAATTAGTCGCAAGTAGCTCTTCCCCTTTACATTTTTCTAATATAGAAAAACTTTATATTACTGAAGAGGAATGGAAGAAAATTAAGGAGAAGTTAAAATGAGATGGAATAAATTAAATCCTTTTAAACGAGGAGTATTAAAAAAAGGGGAAGGCGATTCAATTATACAGCTTTTAATGGCTGAAAGAGTAATTGATGAGTTAATATCACAATACTTAGATTGCTGGTGGATAACCGACCATAAAAGAGAATTACAAGATGCAGAAACTGAGAAGAATATAACAAAAATAAAAAAAATGCAGGAAAAATTAAGTACGGAAAAAGCAGAAGTTTGTTGTAAAATAAAAAACAAATTAAATAAAAACTTCTTGAATAAATATGAAATAGAAAAGTATTTACTTAAAAAGATAGATTTTTATTTTAAATAGGAGACCGAACCATGTTAGAGACTAAAAGCGAAATGACGGTAAAAACTTTAAATGACTTAAAAGGAGCGGGATTTTTAGAAAAGATAAAGAGCGTGATTCCATCATCTATGGATACGAATTTTCCTCAGAAGTTCATCACTTCTTTTTTCTTTTATTTAAAGAAGAATAGCATGGTAGCTTCTTGTGAAGTTACCTCGTTAGCGCGTTGTTTGATTGAAAGTGCGTCATTGGGGCTTATGCCTTCCACCACTTTTGGACATATTTATTTGGTACCCTATGGCAAAGAAGCTTCTTTATTGATTGGCTATCAAGGTTTGATGGAATTGTTATTACGTGATGAGGAGATAGCTTTAATTGAGCCCAGAATTGTGCGTGAAGGTGATGAATTTAAAGTGGCCTATGGCAGTGAATCTACGATAGTTCATATCCCAGCATTTATCAAAGGCGCTCCTATAACGCACGTATATGCAATTTTGCGCTATAAAAATGGACAATCACAATTTGAAGTGATGACAAAAGATGAAATAGATAAAATAAAATCGTTAGCTAAAACGGATAGGTTTTGGGGAAAGTGGTATGAGCAAATGGCTATTAAAACAGTCATTAAAAAGCTAGCCAAATATATTCGTAAAAGTGCTATTTATGGAAAAGCTCTGGAGATAGATAATACCGAATCAGACCCCGCAGCTGGAACGCGAACTTTTGAAAACACAGAAGACTTTTTGATGGATAAGTTGGAGAATGAAAATGCAAACTAGAAAGGGCACACAAATAATTATCCAGGTTCTTAATGAACCGCGCACTTATTTTATAGAAATAAAAGAAATATGGGAAGATTCTAAATGTGAGGAATTACTTTATTGGATAAAATTAAAGATTTCTATGCAGCGTGTGAAAGAATTTCCCAAGGATCAGTATGCTGATAATGTTGAATGTGTGAACATTCAGGTGAAAGAGACATACGAGTGGGTGCCTTCAGATTTTTATGATCTTATGAAAGAATTAGAGAAATGGGATGGAAAAAAAGAATCTCTTTCCCCTATTTGCATGACAGAAATACAGAAAATAAATGGAGCGAAAAGATGAAAACTGAAAAGGAAATGGATAAAAACCTAATATATATTTTTGATTTAGATGGAACCTTAGCTAATATTAATCATCGAAGACATTTCGTTGAAGATGGAAATCATGACTGGGAAAATTTTTATAAAGAATGCATTCATGATACCCCTAATATAGACGTACTACGTTTATTTAATATATTAAGCCAAGAATATGACTGTATTATTTTTTCAGGCCGATGTGACTCTGTTAGAGAAGAGACAGAAGAGTGGTTACGGAAATATTTTATTATTCCTAGGGGAGGTCTCTATATGAGGAAAAAAGGAGATAACACCCCCGATGAAATTCTTAAAAAGAACTGGATAAAAGAATTTCCTAAAGATAGGGTGGCGGGAATATTTGATGATAGAAATAAAGTGGTGAAGATGTGGAGAGATGAAGGATATACATGTTTTCAAGTAGCAAATTTTGAGGGGTAAAAAATGAAAACTGAATGGATAGAGAAACTAAAAGAACTAGAAATAGCGTTAGATACTGAAGAACAAGTAGAAATACCGGATGGAATGTTTACGGATCTTATGGAGTATATCGATAATTCACATAGATTTTCTGAGTGTCCGCCTAATGTCGGAGAGCCGATTCAAACATTCTTTGGAGATTGACTCTATGTATACTGATATATGCCAAAAATGGAAAATTATAAGTTGCCCACTAGAAGGAAGACTTTCCAGTGCCGAATGTGTAGCGCATCTTTATTTGGAATGTATTGCATGTAAAAAAAGCACCGCCCTGCATTTTAATTGCGAAATTAATTTTATTAATGCGATGAAAGAAATTTTTAAACACCCCTGTAGGAATTGTGATGACAAAACAACATGAAGTTTATCAAGAACTTGAAAACTTGATTGTAAAGCCTCTAAATAAATTGCTGCGTTCTTTGGGAGCTTCGGATATTGTCATTAAAACCCAAAATGGCATGATAAAGGAAGGTCTTAAAATAGCCGCTAAACAAGGATATAAAGAGGCGGAAGCCAAAACGCATATGCTTCAAACCCAAATAGATGAGATGAAAAAACAGCTCGATCGCATAGAAAAAGCGTTTTCGGGCATCATAGAGGTGTCCGCTTGAGAATAATACTTTATTTAAAAAGATGGCTGATGAAGTTTTTGCGCGTCTCTAAAAAGAAGCCCTTAAATTTGGATGCTATTTTAATAGAGGCTATTAGCTTAGCTGTTATAGAAGGTTACAAAACCGGGTATCAAATAGGAAAAGAAGCAGGTGATGATACGATTCATCGAGTAAGACTGCAATTGGAGAGGTTGAAGGAAGATGAAATTACTAATTAAAAGTCAGATAGATTTTTTACAAAAAAATATACCTCCTCCAAGGGATGATAAAATAATAAAAGGAGTAAAATTTATAATACCCATCTTTCCTTATCGACTCTATGTGGTGGGGGCAATCGACATCTCCGAGGACCCCCTGGGAGCGTATGTATATAGGGATCCAACGGAGGGGTCATTTTTACTGATAAGAGGAAAATTATCGATGCCAGTTCTGGTCCATGAATGCTATCATCTATTGCAGGATTTTCAAGAATTCTTTGGATTTAAGATAGATGACAATAGCGAAGAAATCGGAGCCTATTTGATTCAATATTTGTTTAAAAAAACTTTGGAAGGGGCACGAAAGTTGGAGATGATGGAAGATGTATGATATATCCCCAAATTGGGAAATTAAAAAAGTGGAAATGGAGAAAAAGCAACCTTATCCGTACGGGATTGAACAAATATATACATTAAAAGTTAATTTAGCCTGTAAGAAATGTAGTGAACCATTTGAGGTAGGGATACAACTTATGGAAAAGGATACTGTTATGAACCTACTAAGCTCTCTTCAATATACATTTACCAAAGAATGTAGTTGTGATGAAAAAGAAACAAAATTCCTCTCTTTCTTTTTTAAAAACCGTAGTTATGCATTTGAAGTAGATAAGTGTTTAAACTTTCCTCAGGTAAGAGAGGCGATGGAAAAGGGGTATGAAATAGCTAATGCAGAAAAGGATTTAATGAATGAAAAATGAAATTGAACTAGAGATGGAATTTAAAGGCAGAAAATTTATAGTCGCTTTTACAAATACTATGACGATAGGCGAAGTCGAAATAGAACAAAAATTTGTTATGGATTGTATGGAACTGGCGTATGATTGGGGACGCACCGATGAGCAATATGAAATGATTGAATTTAAGGATGCTTTAGATGAAAAATGAAATAGAAAAATTACGAGATGACATAAAAGAAATAAAAAATATATTAACGCCCGCAAAATTTCTTGGGGTGGATATGGATGCGTATACAGATTGGAAGAGCCGCCTAAGATTGAATATAAAACATATAAAGACCACTGAAAATAAAGCTATCTTTGAGGTTAAATGTAACGAATGTGGTTTTGATGATATCCGAATTTGTTCGCCTGTGAGCGCGTATACGTCGGAGGAGGAGATGATTATGGTTATTCAAAATAATTCATGTAAGTGTATAGAAGAAGATATAAAAGAGAGAGAAGAACTCGCTAAACGGCTAGGACACCCATTAACAAGTAAGGCAGGATTTTAGATAATCAATGACTTTCTGAGCATCAGCATGAAGCTTAATATTAAGTTTCCCTCCACGAGAATTTTCAGTGATCCACTGAGAAGGGATACGGTAGAGTTTCCAGCCTTGAAAAGCTGCTCTATTGTATTTCTCACAATCATTTCGATAACCTTCCCCCCAATTATGACGCCCTCCTCGAATGATGTGGCCACTCTTGGTGGTGAGCTTCATTTCTGAGCCCCCCTCAATCTCAATTAATATCTTCTTATCTAGGATAGCGAAATCAGCCCGGCTCTTACGCTCAAGATCAAAGAAATATTCTTTTTCGTAGGTAATACGATAAGATTTTAAAACCAGCTCAAAGAGAAATTCAGGTCTGGATTGAGGCATATAAAGGTTCTACATGGAACTTATTGGGTTTTTAGGCTTTTTCTCTCGCCATCTAAAAAAGCCAACGACGCCAGCCAGCGGCCATCCAACCAGCAAGAATACTTTAATCCACCAAGGCGTATTGGTGATGGTCACATGTTGCGCATCATTAATTTCGTGATAATCATCTCCGGCTAGTTTACCACTATTATCATCAAACTTCATTTGATCGCCCAATTGATTTTGGCGATGACCTATTTGAGCATCGACCGAGACTCCTTTATCAGAGGAGCCTAAAGCGTGCTTGGCCAACATGGAACCTATGGTTCCGCAGCTCGTGAGCAGGATAGAAAGTATAAGTATAGGTAATATTTTCATGCTGGTGCGATATTTGATCCAAAAAATGTAGGAACTATTAATGATAAGTTTTCCTTAAGACCCGTAGGGGCATTAGAATTAAGATAAGCCGCTATCGAAAAGCTGTAATTACAAGGTTTTCCACTGTCAGGTGTGTAAGTCATCTCAATTGAAAGGGAATTGCTATCTTCATCCTGAAAAACACCGGCCGCCCCTGGTGCGCTCGATGCAGGCGTTGTATTATCTATAAGCCAATAAGAAGTGGGTACAGGGGTCGCCACAGCAACATCGGAATCATATCTCACATTCCCACCCGTTCTTTCTAAAATCGCATGAAAAGTAAATTCACCCTCTAGCAGGGCATTTATTTTAAACCAGCGTTGCGCATCTTCGGTTACATTCCACTGTAATTCCATGCATGTATCTTTATACAGAAATATATTTGTGCCGCGCGTAGCTGGATCATCAATATGGGCAACCGCTATGGTGACCGGTACCAACTGAGAAGCCGTGTTATAGGCTACAATTTTATTTAAACTCATAATGATTCCTTATTTAATTAGGAAAATGAGAAACATCAAAAATGAAATTTCCATTTAATAAAACAACATCAATTTGAAAGGCGATCAGAGCCACATTTTGCTCGTATATCTTTATTTCAACTTCATCCCCATCATTGGCCACTGCGAATTCATCGGTGCTGTTATTACCATTTTCACTTAAATAGAGAAGCACAACCGGATTTAGAGCCTCCCCTTCTACATACACTCTTTTAGAAACGCCATCGATATTCCCCTTAATGCGCCAATTCAAAATGCGCGTGCCCACCCCATTATTATCCATCTCTATGATGCCATTAGCCTGCATAGTGAAAGTGATGTCACCCACGTCCGTCATAATGACATAGGGTAGACTTGTCACAATGTTGGGAAATCTCACGATAGGATTAAGATTTGATTTTACACCAAAATTTAAACTCATAATTTTATCCTTCTTTATAATAAGCGTCGATGATAAATGAACCGTTTCGACGAGTCAGGTTGAAATGAAAAACTAAAGCGGGGCCTGTGGTCGTAGTAGCGCGTATATCAATTTCATCCCCATCTGCGGTAACAGCAAATTGAGCGAGACTCGCAGTGCCATTCTCGGTGAAATGGAGAGTGCTCGTTGGATTCCACGTTTGATTGTTCAAAGAAATGTCTTTTTTTATGCCGCCAATATTAGCATTGATCGTCCAGCTTAAATTATTGTTAGGCCCTGAAGTAATAGTGGCGCTTATAAGCCCATTGCTCTCCACCACCATATCCATAAAAAATGCTGTAGGAAGCTCAAAAAAGATAGAAAAGGGAGTGCTGGGCACCACCCTTATATTCCATTCAACGGGTATTGGGATTAATTGAGGAATTATTATCTGGTTGTAAAAATTTAATGTAATAGGATCTCCCAGAGCGGTAGGATCTATACAGTTTTTAATCGTAGAAACCCCTAAACAATCTACTTTACTGACTGCCCCCGATTGGTTTTGATCGCCCCCCACTCTAATTCCATCAGGTAATTCATTTAATTTACGTGTTAGCATTTTATTTTCTCCTTACACATTATCTTGGATAATTGCTCCATCATTATCTACCATGATAGCGCCATCAGTATTGTCTTCTATTTCCACGGGTCCTCCAGGATCAGGCTGTCCGTACGTGGAATGAGCGGTAAACAAGCTACCGCTAGCAGAAAAAATATTTAACCGATAAAGCCCATTTCCATTCATTTTGCATACACCATAACGACAAGTTGTTGAGCCACATCTGATTTAATAAATAAAGTTGTTTTTCCATTGGTAAACCAGGTGGTTAAATCAATTAAGGCAGGATTAATGATTAAATTAGTTTCCTGCATTGGATTGTCCGTGGCAATCGCTGGGAAAGCGGGAATAGGAGTTTCGTCGGAGATAATGAAATTAGCCCCGGGGGTTGGTAAGAAAAGTGCAAACCCATCATCCACTCCTATCGGGATACTTAAGGTTTCCCCTCCCGCAAAATCATTGGCATACGTGCGGGCATTTTGAGTATAAATCCCATAGGCTAATTGGCCTTCGTCATCGCGCAGTACTTTAAAAGGTCTATTATTGAGGCTCATAATTATTACTCCATTAAAAAAACATATAAAATTGATTACCCGTTGGGAAAGTAAACCCTAAATCAGCTGCTCTAGGCACTCCCATGACCCCTAAATTAATGGCACTCGCGGTGGCGACCGCAATTTGTGTGGTTGTTTGGGAGGTCGTATATTCGGCGAAAATAGGCTTTCTCACTGTGCTGGGATTAGTGGGTTTAGTGAGAGCTGTATCAAAGAAAATTAAATTAAAGCCAGTGCTTCCATTAGAAATCTCTACGATGTCGCCGTTAGTAGGCGTGCTCACAATCGTGATGTCGTGAATAAAAGACGTATTGACGTCCTCGGACACTTTCCGTGCGATTTGAGAGGCATTTAAGGCTTTATCTAATGAAACCGTCAGGGTGCTTAGGCTCCCTGTGCGTGCGGCGTGACCTGGAATTCCTCCAAAGTTTATCACGCGAGCTGGTTGTTCGGGTTGCGTTCCAGGATTGGTGCCAATATCATTGTAACTAATAAAACCAGCTTGAATAGCGGTAGTTGTCTGTAGGGCACCTACTCCTGTAGTAAATGACTTCGTGCCGCCGGTAAATCCTTTATACGCTTCTCCAGTATTGGTAATCAAAGCCGTCACACTCGTAGGAGACCCAACCAGTATAGTTAGATCATCAATGGTTTTATGCAAGAAAGAATAATTAGTTACAAACCGAAATTCAGCAGACGCATTTTCTGAAGCACTTCCATTGTTTATAGTAAATTCGTCTATAAATGAAACAAATCTATTTTTATTGGACAGAAATGTCTCAAAATCACTGGAACCCACCCAATTAATCATGACACCAGGGCTAGGGCGACTAGCATATACGCTTCCTCCGCCGGCACTGTATGCTGGGTTGTGAGCATTCGTAAATGCATTGAATTGATCCACAAAAGTAAAGACCACCCGGCCATTGCCAGTCGTTTTGGCAGATAATTTAAAAGTTAATTCATCAGTCGTCTTAGAGACCGTGATGCGAGGACCCGCACTCGTTTGCCACGTGCTATCTTCCGCAATCCCAATACCCGTTTCAACACTCACCACATTACTCGCAGAGGTTGCAATAAAACTTAGGGTAGATTGAGTTAAATTATGACTTCGTAAATAATCAATGAGCCGATTTGTTTGAGTCTGTCCAATCACTTCATTTCGAACCAGTTCCACGCCTTCGCCTTCATCTAATTCAGGGAGCATCGACGCGGCAAATTCATCATAGGCCGTGACATTTTCTCCTCCCGTAAAGACCTCACCCGTCGTCTTTAAAGGAAAAAAGGAGGCTTCTCCCATGGCGATGGGAAGACCACGCATTTCAAATTGGGTTTCACTGCCCATCGTGGCTTGGCCACTTCCAAATAATTGTTGAGCACTGCTAAGCGAAATAGGATTTTCATTAATATTAAGTTCGCCGTTCGGACTTAATTGAGTCCATGCGCCGGTAAATCCAAATTGAAAATCGATATTGAGGGGTAAATTAAGTACAATGCGCAGCACATCATTATTATCATAATCACCTGTGGTTAAGTCAGGGACTGTGAAAGTTAAAGTTTCTTGGGTGCGTGTCACGTCGATATTAATAGATCCAATATTAATGGGCGTTTCGGCCACCCCATTTTTTGTCCGCACAAGTTGGACCGGAATAGTAGTGGGGCTTCCACTAATAAGACGGGTAAAAATAGAAAGTTGTAATTGCTCATCTTGGAACATATTGTAACTTCCCAACACCGCAAATAAATTATTGATAGATTTGCCAGAAGTATTATTAGTGCTTCTTAATTGTAATTCATTTCGAGGATTTGCAAGCAATCCACTACTTGCGAGTTCTAAATAATCATAAGTATTATTGGAATTGGTTTCAGTGGTCGTTATTTCCCAGAACCACCCAGCACTCACCACATGTGTTTCATTAGGGGCTACAGAAGCAGTAGTAAATATATTTTGATTAACTTTTGTTTCAAAACCATAGTTTGCCAATAAATTTCCAGAAGGTAATTGTACTGAAGGGGCATCCGCATCTTCAATGGGAAGATAATTATCGAGGGTTGCCACCAGATTATTAAACTTATCTCGGATGATAATAAAATAAGCTTCCTCGATCATGTAAATGGGAGGAAAGGATCCCACGGCATCTAATGTGATGGGATTGGTATTTGGTATAGTCAAATTTCGATCGCTAAAAGTATCTTGTAAGGTGACTTTATCATCTTGATCAAAGAAAGTGATGGTGCCAAAATCCAGAGGATCTCCAGCGTTTGAGCTAGTAATATTAGCCGCTAATTCCCAGTTCCCAGTTTCCGTGACGCCAAAAACGCTACTCACATTAAAGGTGGTGGGCGTTAAACTTAAAACCGTATAATTTCCATTATAGGAAGTCGTGCCACTAATAGTAATGGCCACGCCAAAACTTAAAACAGATGTGTCATTAGTCGTAATAAGTAACTGTCCATTACCACCATCTGCCACCGAGAGAATAGGAAAACAAGTTCCATCTGCCGATGTGGAAATAAATGTTGAAATGTTATAACAAAAATAATTAATTAAGGGTGTATTAGCTAATCCTGCATTAAGCATCGTTATCTCCCGTTTGAGATTGAGCACCGAGATAAGAACCTAAGACCGCACCTCTTCCTTTTGCTGCCACTCCTCCCGGTTTTTTATTTAAAAAATCTACTAATTCATCTAATTCATTTGGGGAAAATATAGAAGCGGCCCCTTTTTCTAATGCGCGAAATCCAGGAGCGCCCATAATCGCACCTCCAATGGTTCCCAGCTTAGGATAGTGTCCAATAGCATGGCCTAAAAAGGCTCCCATGCCAGTTTGTAAAATAGTTTTTTGCTTAGGCGATAATTTATTAAGATTTAATCGTCGCAAAGTATCAATCGATTTCTGTTCTGCTTTTGGAATTAAAAAATCACGTTGCCCATCGCTTAATTGTTTTTCGCGCGTTAAGAAATTCGGGATATCTAATTCCATTTGACCATTGGGATGACGTCTGAAATGCTGTGCATATAATACATTTCGTCCATGTTCTTTTGCATCTTTTATATTTCCCCCCATTAAAGTTTGCAACTTTTTTAATTGCGTCATGGTGGGATCTTTAGACTCAGGAAGTAACGCCTTGGTAATTCGCCCAATCGGGGTGTCGCTTTTAAATCCTCCCAACTTATAAACTTTTTCCCCATCTGCGATATCAATGTCTTTTTCTAAATTAGGCATAATAGCGTTTCTAAATACTTTAATATCTCTAAATGGTCCGACACCCTTTTTAAATAATTTTTGGGCGCGCGCATATTCTTGATGTTGCCCAGTTTTCTTTAAGAAACTATTTAAATCCAATTCTAATCCTTCTCTAGCACGCGCATAGGTAGAGTAATCAGGATGAGTGTCGCCAATTTTAGCCATTCTATTGCCGAGTTCAGATTTATAAGCGTGCACATCTCTAGCATCAATCGCTTTCAAATCGGGGTGTATAAAGGATCTTAAATTAGAGTATTCTAATTTTCCTCTATCGCGGTGACTCATATCTCCGATAGTATTACGATAACTTTTTAAATCAGGACGCTGCATAAATTCACCGTTTTCGTCCAAAGTCTTAAATATATTATTATAAATAGGATTGACCGCATTTAATTTATTTAAATAATGATGCGCAATTGTATTAATCATTTGGTCATGCGCTGTTTCTTCGGGATCAATCGGATTGATAGCCCCCACAGATTTTTGGAAAAGACTTCCTAGTTTCTCACGAGCCCCGATCTTTCCTAAACTTGCACCCACTCCGCGTAATAGTTGTCCTGCGGTTTCTCCCAAAGCCCCTCCGATTCCGCCACCCAAGGCAGCTCCTTTAATCGAGGTATCAGGATCGCGCAAGGGAATGGCTGTGCCAGCCCCAACTACTCCAGCTTTGGCAACGCGTCCTGCGGTGGCAATCCCTTTGTGTTCTGCTAAGGTGCCTAAGGCCGGAATAAGATGCTCTGCACCTTTTGTGGCTAAGTTTGCGGCTCTCATTTCGCCCTCAAAAGGCAATGCGTAACTTCCAATATCCCCTATTCCATAGGCTATATTTCCTGAATGAGGGATTGGATCAATGTGGTGGGGCTTTGCCGCGTCAGTAGCCAACACTCCTGATTCTTGTCCTAAATGACCAATTCCATGCACCTGGGCAAGTGTGCGATTTGCTAAATTAATTAATGGATTGGCAAAACCCGCTCCGATATTATGTAGTACGCCATAGTCTTGAGGGGGTTTTTTATCATAATATTGAGACCAATCAATAGGGCGCGTAGAAGCCACTGCGCCTTGTGATGCAGGTTTATCATAATATTGTTTCCAATCTATCTTAGCCAATTAGAGTTGCTCCTTCATCTTTCTGGGCTTGCACGAGCAAGTTTCTTGGAATAGTTCCCGTATTTCCATCTTTAAAACGCACACGCACAGTGTCCGCCGGCGCAGCTTGTGAAGGCGCACCTAAGCCAGCAGGCAAGTTCTCTTCGGGGGCCGATGGATGACTCACGAATTTATTAGAGGCATCATGAGCTAAGCTTAAAAGTTGTCCTAGATAGTGTTGAGACTTTATATAAGTTTGCGGTTTTAAAAACGCTTGGAAACTACGCAAAGTCGAATTAGAACTTTTATACGCCATATTGATTAAACTTTTATTAGAACGTAAACCCGCTCCTTGAATCCGCATAGCAACCAATTCCAGTTGCATGGCTGTGCCTGCGATAGCTTTGGCGATAGCATCTTGATCTTTAGTTTTGTTAAGCACCATCTGGGTTATTAGTTTGGGGCTTAGGCCTTCAACCGAACGAACATAAGGCGCAAACCATTTAGACGCCACAGGACTTACCACATTAAACATATGGGTGCTCCATCCTTGGCGTTGGACTTGCGACAGCATACTGGTCGTCGGTGCATATTGCGCTATCAATTGATCCATTTGAGTTTGAGGAATTCCTTCATGTTTTGCATAGGCTCTTAAACTTCCGCCAGACGCTAAATATTGATTTGCGACTTCTGGATCCATGAAATTAGCAAGTTTGGATACCTCTTGGTTCCTAATATTTGGGTGTAATAATGAATACTCTTTCAAAGGAAGCATGGAAGCTCGCACTGATTGGTAATTAGTAGGAAAGAGTTTCCTTACCATGGCGTCCGCCAAAGCTCTTTTGTGGGGGTCTTGAAATTGCATGCCTAAAGAAGCCGCGGTTGTTGGTTCCACAGATTTTTGGAATTGCTTAATTTTAGATAAAGCGAAATCTTCTCCACTTTCAGGCACCGTAGGTTTGCCTAGAGCCGTCGGGGGAGTTTGCACTTGAGATGCCCCACCTCCAATTGCGCCAGGGGATTGTTGCGCTTGCATTGGCTGTGGTTGTGCTCCTCCAAGTCCACTTCCTTCCTGAGACGACATATAGTTTAGGGCAGCTAAACTTTGACCAGTGGCACCAAAACGCGCCAAAGGATTTTTTTGAAGGAAAGCTTCTTGCTCCTGTGCGTGTTGAAGCTTTAAATCATTTATTTGTTGTTCAGTGGCTAAATGCTGAGGAATTCCTTGGGCTTGAGCTGTTAATAATTGAGCATGTGCGGCACTCACAGGTGCTTGTTGAGCTGCTTGTTGTTGAGCCAAATGAAGGTGGGCTTGTTGAGCACGCATGTTTTGTAAGCCAGACGCAATCTGTTCCACTCTTAAAAATGGATCGGGAGCGGCCCAAGCTTTCATATTTAGTGATTGTAAAGGAATACCCATATTAAAATGCCTTCATCATTCCAATCGCGCCACCGAGAGCGTCCCCAAACATATTATAGGCTTTCCCGCCCATCTCTGCTCCTTGCATACGTGCCAGAGCAGCTTGAGAGCCGAGTTCGGCTTGGCTTCTAGTCGCCCCAAATCCTTGTTGAGATTCGAGCATGCCTAAATTCTGTAGGTTCTGTTGGCCAATATCATATTGTTGTAGACCGCGATCAATGTATTGTTGTTGGAATTGATTTTGCATGCCAGCCATTTGGTTCTGCATCGCACCCATTTGGGAAGTCGATCCCAACATGCCTGTTTGAGCAGCATTCATGTTCATTTGATTACGCGTATTCTGCATGATCTGTTGTTGATAAGGCGAAGTTTGAAAGCCTTGCGCTAAAAGATTTTGTTCATGTGCAGGATCTGCCATGGCCTGCTTTCCGAGCCCTTGCATTTGTTGTTGCGCTGCAAATCCTTGTTGAATATAAGGATTAAATTGTTGTCCTACTTGATTCAGGGTTTGGCCATAATCACGTGCTGCCCCACTGTAATCGGGAGTTTGAGATCCCATTAATGCGCCTAAACCTGCGCCTGCTAATCCAGCCCACATCATTATATTATCCTCCAGTCCACAGTGGCGCCATCTAAAAACGACACATTAGATTCATTGGTTGTAGTATTAAAAACAATCGTTCCCAAATAACTAAGATCCGTAAAAGAATCAATTTGGTCTTGTGTAAACCCAGGATGTTTTGACCCTTGGTCAAAAGTTTGACGCATAAATGAAATCACATCGGTTAAGCTGCGATGGAGCGTCTCAATATTTTTATCAACAGGTGGTTGAGGTAAACGTGCCATTAACTTCCTCCTGGCGGCAAATTACCTGACAAGTAAGCCAAGTAAGGAATCGGGTAAAGGGTTTTCTTCAAACGTCTCAATAAGGGGAGACTCGGTTTTCGTTGTGAAATTTGTAAAAGCTTTTCATAATAAAATAGGCGTGATGCTTCTTTTTTAGCACTCCACGGAACCGTATAATAATCACACAATTCAGAGGCTAATTGATATTTCAAAAATCCTTGGAAGAAGGATGGAATCGAGGCCGGTAAGGGCTGATCCAGATTTGAGATCGTAATTAAAGGCAAAAAGCCCATAATAAATTTACGAGTAGAAATATCAGCCAACGGATAAACCAAAATAGTTTGCGTAGTTTTGTTAAACCAGAATATTTCAGGCAAACCCCGTAATCCAATGACTGTTTCGAACTCTGCAAATTCCATTTGCGTGACTTGTTTAATAGGATAAGTGGTATTGCCAACTTGATAGCGGAGATCATTAATAATAGACGCTTCCACATTCACTAATTCGGCTTCGCCATTTAAAGTTTTAAAATCCCAAAAAGGAATCTGTTGACGAAACGCATCAAATATCTGAATAAAGCTGTTTAAAGCCTGATTAATTTGGCTACCATCAGGTTCCACGGGAGAATACTCCCGGTCTGCAACAGAGAGGTAGAGGCCATCTTCTAGCAATGTTCTAACAGTATTCGTCATTTTTTACCCGGTGAAATAATTGACGCCGGTCAGTACTAAAACAGTACCCACCGGCACACCTGCATTTTCTTGAACAGTGATTCGGCTTCCTTCTAAACCAAAAGAAAAAACAGCACTATTTAAATTGTTATCTAAAGCGCCAATACTTAAAATTAAAGCGCTCGGCACAATTCTAGTTGCCGCAGGGGGAAGCAACAAAGCCACATCACTCTCATTTAACTCAAACTGCACGGTGGCGCTTCCTTCCCAATAAACCATTCCATTTCCAGTAGTTCGATACCTTGGGATAAAAGGTTCCGGCACCTGCAACATTTTTGGCCCAAGCGTCAATAAACCCGTATTTTCAGTAGCCAATTGAGCAACTTCTAATCGGTTCGTTAAATAAGTGGTGTTCTTTGTGTCGTAAGTAAGTGCCATGTTTTTACCCTGTGAAGTAAATAATATTACTCAAAATGATGGTAGTGGTATCCGCAATCCCAGCTTGTTCAGTTACCGTTATCGCATTTCCGGTGAGCGTCAAATCAAAAGTGGCGGAAATCCCCCCGGCGTCTATTGATTGGGCCACCAGTTTTATAGCCGCTGCATTTCTTCCAATCTCATCCGGCAACGTCAGTATTATTGCGTCTTGTGAAATAGCGCCAGTGGTCAAAATCTGCCCTTCTAAAAAAATAAGACCGTTACCGGTAGTGCGATATTTAGGCTCAAGATCGCCAGTTCCAAGCGCTATATCGGTTCCTCCCACAAATCCTTGAGAAGTAGGTTGATTTAACTGATCAAACTCTAATCGCGGGGTTAAATAGGGTGTAGTATTTTGGTCATAAGTAAGTGCCATGAAAATCCCCTTAATCAGTAAAATAAACGAGTCCACTTAAAAAGAGTTCCGATCCGGTTGCAATGCCGGCCGCATCTTTAACCAAAAGACGATTTTCTTCCAAACTCACAGAAAATGTTTCCGATACATTTCCAATTATTTGGCCGCCTATAGTAAAGAAATAACTTTGCTCAGGATGATTGCTTCTTACCTCTTCCGGAAGGGTTAAGATAATAGAATCGAGTACCAACGGATTTCCGCTAATAAAAAGAGAGCCTTGAAGATACACAAGTCCATTTCCGGTAGTAAAATATTGAGGTGGCACCCCGCTTTGACTCGCTCCTACATTGGGGCCAAAAACCAAATCTCCTCGATTCTCCCTCTTTAATTGATTAAACTCTGATCTAGGAGTTAAGTAGGGAGTGGTAACTTTGTCATAAGTAATTGCCATAATATTTATCCTTAATCTTTATCTGTAAAATAAGAAATACCGCCAAAATATAAGCTCGTGAAAGCCGGAATCCCCGCAACATCTACAGTTTGAATTAAATTCCCCCCAATTCGCCCCACAAAGGCTAAGCTGTCCCCTCCCGGGGACAAAGCAGGTATCAAAAAAGTAACTCCCACTGCTGTTGAATTTTTTCGAGCGATGGCTTCCGGTAATATTAAAAGTACACTATTCAGAGGTAATCCGGCGCCCCCGGCGAGGACATTCCCCCCTTCTAAATATATGATTCCATTTCCAGTGGTCCGAAATAGGACGGGCGAAGAAGGGCTTGCCAAACTCACATTAGGGCCAAGGCCCACCACCCCGGTATTCTTCGACAATTGTTCAAATTCCAATTGCGGCGTCAAATAAGGAGTGGTTTTCGTGTCATAAATCAAAGCCATTAAATCGCGCTTGGCAGATTAATGAGATAACGAGGAATAGCCAAAGTAGGACATTGGAAAGACATCCTAAAGGTATTCACACCACTCAGAACCAAACCTTGCACATAGGTAGTGATATACATATTTTCTTTTCTGTGAGTATTCATATCAGCTGAGGCAATGTCACCCAAAGGTAGGGGATTAGCCAAATAGCCCATAGGAATACAGAAATAGTTATTACGATGCGCTGGGAATAATTCCGCAGGAGCAGAGCCGGCTGGCAATGCATTCACATTAGCTTGCTCACCGACCGCTATCAATGGATCAGACAAAGTCACAACAACGTTCCCTGCACCATCTCCAGTCGCATCGACCGCTACGTCCACGACTAATTTAGTTTCAAGAGTGACTTCGTTTACTTTGTTAAACAAATTCACACTAGGAATTGAAATCAGACTGCCTGCATTGAAAATGACACTGGTAACAGCCTGAACACCTGCGAAAGTAATGGTACTGCCATCGGCTGCCACACTGGCTACAGTGAAAGTTGGACTCACTGAAAATTGAGGCGCTTCGGCCGTATTTTCAATAGTATTGGCTTTCATAAATTCAAAACCAGCAAGTTCGCGTTTTCTGTAACGACCTTGGGTTGTGATAGGTTCGTTAATTTCCTGATTAAACATATTCTGCAAAGATGAAGACACGGATTGATAATCACGTGGATTCATATAGGCATAGCGAAATTCTTCTTGAAAACCGAGTTCATCCATCAAAGTTTGAGCACCTGCAATCGTGTCATACGAATTGACGTTGCCCAACTTAGCAGGCGTATCAATTGGCGTGTACCAAGTAGCATTTTTTAGTTTTCGAGTAATGGTTTTCTCGACTTTAGATTTAATAGATTGACCTGCGGGAAACGCATATTGGTCAATAAATGTACGAGCTTGAGGACTTAAGCGTTTTGAATTCTTTGGATCTTCAAAAGGATTAGAGGTAAAGGCCAGTTTACCCCCGACTACGTCAACACCAATATCTTGGATGTTAATAGCCCGAGTTACGTTGTACACATCTTGATCAGATAAGGTATAAGCAGCGGTAACATCAGTAATATCTTGCGCAGTAACCGCAATTCCTAGCTGAACCGCAGGGTTGCCAGGCAATTTAATATCAATAGTTTTACCCGGTGCCCATCCACCATGACGATTCTTTTGGAATTCGTCAACGCCCATATAAGCGTTTTTTAAGAGATTAGAATGAGTGTATAAAAAAGTACCGAGCGTTCTGGACGCAAATTCGGTGGTTGAAAAAGTATTAGCCATAGGAGTTCCTTAACGATTATTACGAGTTTATATTTCGTAATGGGCGAGATTACAGCCAAACAGCCAAAGATCTCGTTTTAACGTTACGGAAACGACTAGCTAATGCTCACGCTAGTAGTGGAAATTAAAGAATACGGGAAGGTTTAAGGAAAGTCAATAGTTATCCACAGGATATCCACAATTAGCGGTTTAAGTAATTATCCAGGTTGTCATAGTTGGGGGTCAGCCCTTCCTTGACGCTTTGATTGGAAAGATCAGGCACAGAGGCTGGTGCAGCGTCCGGATCGGTCGGATTTTGAGTAAGGAGCTTGCTTAAATACTCATTAAACCTGCCTTCCATATATTCTACTCTCATTTTGTTATTCATCCCCTCATCGCTCAGCAATTTAGTGAGGACGTTTTTAGCTTTCTCAGGAGAAATAGCATTGACAATATGAATACCAACGGCTTCGGGCACTCCTAAGGAATTGGTTCCATCCGTGAGTTTCTTGAACTTCTCATCTTCATTGACCATGCGCTGAACAGTATTTTGATAATGCGCCTTAGCCTGCATGACAGACATTTGTTCTTGAAGACGTTTGTTATTTTCTTGAAGACCTTCTTGAAAAGCTTCTGGTGTCAGACCCTGGGGGCCCGGAGGAGCGCTGGGAGTTTGAGCGGGAGCCGAAGGAGCAGCCGGAGCAGCCGCACCATTCTGCGCTTTCAATGCCTCGTTTTCAGCCATGAGTTGAGTCTTTTCATCCATGTGTTTGCGGAGACGATTTTTAATCATTTCCTCAACTTTGTCTTTAGTGAAAGTTTCTGCTTCAGGAGTTGCTACGTTTTCGTCGGCCATAATTTCCCTCATTAGTTAGAAGAAATTATAAACCCCTCTCAACCTAAAATCAAGACTTATACACAGGTTATCCACAACTTAGGAAAGAGAAATAAAAGCACTTCGACACGCAATATCTTGCTTTAATTGAAGAGTGAAGCGTAAGGAAAATCCATTATTGGCGACATTCATGTACCATCTGAATTGAAAGAGGCGTTTAGCCGTGGCCGATAAACGACGCGTCACCGAATTTCCATACACAATATTATCTTTGGACACTTGTAAGAAACAAACTTGTGTGTCATCACTTTCATTCTTACCTTGCGTAATCTCTAGCATCACACTACCTAACACTGAACGTGCATAGAGATTGGTGAGTTTAGGCATAAAATAAGGGGTTTGGATAACAAGTGTTTTTCCATTGACTGTGAAATCTGAATTTATTTCATAAACACCATCCACGAGCAAAGCATTTCCAGAAAATCCTAACCACAATTGATCGCTTTCACTCCAGCGCTTGGCCTTGGGGCAATAAACAAACGTATTTTTGTTATCGGGGAAAGATAAACTGTAGAAATAATAACCTTTATGATAATAATAGGATCCAAAAGAATTGGTAGGATCTGTAAAGTTTCGAATGATATTTTCTATGCCGTCGTTGGTGCTGTCGCCGCGACCCTGATCAGTCATCATCCTTACTTTACCTTCTTGGCTTAAATAAAATAATTGGTTGTTATCGGTAATTAAAGAACCTGTGGAGACGCAGCCGTAATCATCTCGATAGGTGGGATCTTGCGTAAAAGGGAAATCTGTGGGCAATCTTTCAATAGAAGGAACCCATCTTTGAACCCCGCCTGTGCCAAAAATGAAAAGGTTGTTATTTAGATCTTCACATCCCGTTAAATTTCCCACCGAGTTATCAGTGACAACTACTTCATTGCCTCCATATTCCAATGCATTATTGGCCTCACTCGGACTCCAGCGCTTATCAGTGCCCCCCACGATAATAGTAATAGTATTTAAAACTGTAACGTCCACCGGATTGGAAAGATCAAATCCATTGTTTGCACTATTTAATTTCACAAACGAATTGATTACCTGACTAAAAACCCACGCAGCTGCCCCATTCACAATAGTGATTTCATTCGCTGTATTTTCAGCTAACCTTACAGCACTGGTAGTGGCTATAATTGGGCCCACGACATTAATCCCATTATTTTCAATATATAAAACCTCTCCCTGTGTCACCACGATAATTCTCTTTTTAAAGGTAGATTCAAAAATTGCACGGGCATTTGAGAAATCAAAAAGTTTGTCGATATTGGGATGTAATTGAATTTGTTTTTTAAGATTAACAAAGCCGCCGCGCAAACGAGGGTTGTTAAGCTGTCTATCAACCGCTGGAAGCGTACCTTGTTGAATATCTAATGGGACCATTTATAATTCCCCGCTTGATGGCTTTTCTTGAAGCGGCTTGTCATGTTCGATTATTTTATTAAATACGTCTATCTTTTGTTGATGCTGCGTATTTGCATTTTCCATAGAAACTTTAACTGCGTCACTCACACTTTTAATATGATTGTTAGCAGCATTGGATTCTTCTTTGAGCCGATTAGTCTCTGCATTGAGAGCATCACTTTGAGATCTGGTGATAGTACTATGCGCTTCGGCTTGATCCCGTTGAGTTTTAGCTTTTAAGGCTTGCGCCGGTGCGCTCTTCGCCATTTCTATTTGTTCTTGTTTCTTAGCTTCAGCAGCCAATTCGCGATACTTCGCTTCATTGATATCACCACGTCCATAGGCGACAAGCGCCGGAGGAATATTAACCCCTAATCGCTTGGCCAACACATCCGCAAGGGGAATATCAAGAGATTTTGCATACAGATCAATCGTCATTGGAATAGCCGGTTGATACACTTGATAAATCTTTTGTAACTCAATTTGGGTATTTTGTTTTTGAAGTCGCTTAGAAGGCGCCCCCGTAATTTTATAATCATATAAAGTGCGCAAATCCTTCACATTGTTTTTAATAATCTTAATACCGTTGGGTTCTTCATCTTGTTGATTAATGATAATGCGCTTTTGGGTACCATCTTCTTCTTTGACGCAAATTGTGCGTTGTTGCCAGTAATAGATGGGGATCATTTCTTTTAAAGCTTTCCCCACATTATTAACTGTCTTGATGTGTGCTTTGATGACAGGATTCTGTAAGAGATCCTCCCGTTCAAATATTTTATTAACAGCCACGCCCGAAATAGCTTTAACAGTGGCAGAATCATTTTCAAAATAACTGCCCGCCAATACCTGAATAGTGGACTGCAACTGTGTAAACATTTGGATTAATTGAGGGGGTAATTGCTGAGAAGGTTCACGGCGAATCGTTGTTAAATCTCCATCAAAAACCAACCCCCCGTCGCGCACATTAATTTCATCCGCAGCATCTTTGGCTTTCTCACTCATTAAATGGGTGGGACTAAAAAGCCATTTGTCGGACTGCGTCGTTTTCATCACCTGCGCAAGCACAGAAGCACAGTAATTAAGTAATATCTGTGTATCCTGTAAATGAGATCCAAATGGATAACTCGCAAATCGCTTTAACTTAGCGTCCCAAATCGTTTGCCCAGCATTATATTTTAAAGGAAGCTCCGTGAAATCTAGCTTTTTCTGCTTCTCAACAAAGGTGTTCACGTCTTTAACAACGCGATAATAGGACATCTTAGTCGCAATCCCTTTTCTTTTCTTCTTGAGTAAATTCTGCATATCAATTTGCGGCTTCACCAAGTCAGCCCGTTTATATTGTCCAGAAGTTAAAGGAATATAGAGGACTTCAACCTTTTCTTTTACCCAAAAATCGCATACTTGAGCCGTATCCCCTTCTGGAATTTCGCGTACCTTATCGCCATATAATTCTCGCAGCTTTTTAGCCGAGACTTTGTATAACCTCCCGCAGAAGTTCCCATCATTAAAATCGCTTTTAGACGCTTCAGTATCAAAGAAAACGGTGGTAGGATCTTCGATATTTTCAAGGCATAGAACTTCGTTCAGCGTGTCTTCGCTTTCCCTGCGATTCTTCACATGAATAATCCCTTGGCCAAACGAATAAGTTTTGCTTAATGAGGCAGCCAGCTCCGTAATATTATCCTCATTCATCATGACAGCATGCACGAGCTCTTTGAAAGTTTTTTCAGAAGGGCTGTCTTCTGCGCAATTACTGCTCAATGCCAAAGACAATTCAATTTCAGCACCTTTGGCTTGAACCGTCTTTAACAGCTTGTACATGAAATTAAAAGCGAGCTGTTCAAAATTTGGGCTATTGTCGGTGTCGTCCCCTCCTTGTTCCGACTTTTCAATGAAATCTATACTGTCTTCACCCCGTTCCCAGGAGTCCTCCATATACGTTTTCCATTTATCTTGAAGGTCCCAAATGAGTTGAGGAGTTATTTGCATGGCTAGTCTGCTTTATATTTTGCGCGAATAAAAGACCAAATTTGTTCTTTCTCCCAGGCCATATGCTCATCGCGTAAAACACTCGCCCATTTGGCTTGGACATGCAAATTCATGAGCTTAATGGCAAAATCCTTATTAGTAAGCCCGGCTCTATCTAAATAAGCCTGAATTTGCGCATCATTCTTTTTGAAAGGATTGGCAATTTGGGTTTCCATTTCTTTTTTAATGGCTGCATCAATGAGCTCTTGAAGTTTCGCTTTAGGGATCATTTCCTCGCTGGGTATTAGGGATTGAGGGGCCCCTTGAGCTTCCCGTTGGCTATCTTCCACGCGAGCTTCAATTTCTTCAGTTAGTTTTTTGGTCATTAATATCTCCTAGTGATATGGTTAACAATCTTGTCGCTATTCTCTTTGGATTTCTTTTTATCCTTCCCAGGCTCTTTAGAAGATCCATAAAGCATTCGGTTAGCTTTTGCATCTATCTTTTTTTTAAGTTTGCCGCCAGCATGTTGCGCCGCCCGTGCTTTCGCATTCGCTGCATGGGAGGGAGAAGGAATGAGTTTACCCGTTGGGGAATTCCCTACGCGGGTGTAAAGGGGATAGGCTCTCTTAGCCGGCTGGGCAAATGCTGAGCGAGGGAGACTATTTCTAACGGCAGTGGTTAATTTAGCCATGTTTATTTCCTCCGAAAGGTATAATGAGGTTTTAAATCAATCTGAGTTTGATTATACCCTATTTTATCCACAAGTAAATGATGTACAGCATCGATAAAACAATCCACCTGATCGTCAAAGACGCTAGATCGATTTTTATTCTCAGGCGCGAAGGCTGCATGCTCTGAAATAAAATCTGTGTAGTAATCTGCCGTCGGGTTGAGATAACAATATCCACGCTCCACATATTCTTGAATGTCGTACGCTCGCATGTATTTGTCTTTGTTGCGATCCATTTCTAATTTGATCACCCCGGTCTTTTGCACAATTTCCTGGATCAAATGAAAACCCGTAGAAGCTTTCTCAATACTCACATAGCGGGCTTTAGTATGTAGGATGAGATGCGTGAGAAGATTAAGCTGCTCGCTTGCGGTAAAGCGTCCTCGCATTTGACTCAACAAATAAATCTTCCCTTGGGATCGTGTCCAGACTTGAAAGACTGTGTAATCATTAGCTGTCTTGATCGAACTCGCTGTGTCCGTCGTAATGAGGATGACCTCTTTTTGATCTGGCTCAATCACGAAATGCTGAAACCACACGGGTTTGAAAAGCTTACCCGTCGGAGCAAAGAACCATCGGCCGTACAACAGTTTTTGTTTCTCAGCTTCGGAGAGTTGCGCAAGCTTTGCATAATATGTTGGATCATTTTTGAGCAGTATTTGATTGTCATTGAGGGTAGAGGGAATGAATGTCACGGACAGTGGTTGTATTTTGTCCGATAGCTTGACACGATCCCGATGATCTAGTGCAGCTTGCTTAGTGTCAAACCAATATTTAACATCATCGATCCGAAGCAACCAACGCAGCTTCCCGCTACGCTCAGGAATTGGATAACCCGTAGTTTTATCAATCCACCATTCCAATAACTCAAAGACCCAGCCCTTTTCGGGATTACAAGTCGCTCGACAATAGGGCGTTATTTGACCGCTCACACTTCTCAGCCGGCCGATTAAGTACCAGAACTGATCTTCAGAAAAGTGAGTCAACTCGTCGAATCCGAGGAAATCTAATTGCGCTCCTTGCCACTTGAGCACGGTGTACTCGTATTGTAGGCCGCTAAACTTGAGATAAGAGTTTTTGGAAAAACGATATTGAAGCTTAGTAAGATTTGGCGTTAAGCCGAGTTGCGCATAGACTTTTTGACTCTCAATCCAAACAGCACCCGGCAATGTTAAATCTTCTTGGTGACGGCGGAAGATTGCCCCATTAATATAGTCGAGGTTGAAAAATCGAATCGGATCAAGAATCAATCCGTAAGTTTTACCGCCCCCCGCTGCACCTCCTCCGATCGCGATATCAGCTTTGGTAGCCAAGAAAGCAGTTTGAGGCCCAGGTTGTGGGGCCATGATTTGAGGGTCTACAGTTTGATTGATCACTCATGCATTATACATGAGTTACCCACAGCTTATCCACAATTAAAGCTTTTCTATTTCCCGCATTGCGGTCTCAACGATCTTGGACAACGAAGATTTTTCCCCATCCCAGCAATCCAGTCGCCTTTTCAACTCACTCAACTCAAAATGAGGAACATTATCCGGTAATAGCAAAAAGGTGCGTGTCACCCCTATTGCTTCGGGGACATTAAAAACAAAGTTGGAACCTTCCCATCCCTCAGTTTTTTTCGCGATCTGCCATAGAAATTCATCGGGCCAATTTCCAACCTCTCCTTTTTTCCCTTTGCGAAATAGTTCGATCGAATAGCTCCGAGGCTTTGATATGCCGTGCACAATAACTACATATTCTTTTTTATCACTCATATTTTTTCCTCTTTATTAACATGGCCGTTGTCCGGCATCCCCACTAATTGAACTTTGTGAATCTGTACGTCATCTTTTGAAGCTTGAGGAGCTTTGTGACGACCGAGCATTTTGTTCAACTCATTTAATGCCGCTACCCCGCCCCGTATTTCATCTGTATCATTAGCTGAATCCAAGAGTTCTTTTCCGATGATCAACAGAGATTCTTCGTCTACACCTAGCCTATAGTGCATCTCTTCGCGTAGATCTTCTATTTTCTGGGAAACGACGGGGTGCCTCAGAAGATCAGAAGCTTCGGAACCGATGGCTGTATCTGCCATATTCTCACACGCATAACCCGCTCTTTTATAAGACTTAATTCCATTTCCTTTTGTAGCTACATAAGCTTTAGCAAACAGTTCTTGCTTAAAAGTCAGCTTTCTTTCTTTTTCCATCGGTGATCTCTTACATAAGTTTAAGATTTGACTGATATTTAATCTTGTCTCAGATGCTATTATATACGAGTCGGCAGTAATTAACAAAGAGGAAACTATTATGAACTATGCAGATAATGCAGATAAAATACTGAGCATCATGACTAGCTCAGAATTTCGGTTATCCAAAGAATTTTGGTGCCATTCCGATGATGATTTAAATTGCGAAGAAACTGCTTACGAATTTTATCGCGAATGCATCTACAAAGACATTGAAGTGTATGTATATTACGATATGCCGCTTGATGCAAAATACGAAGATTTTATAAAACTTGATGAA